AGAAGTGCGTTCCCACCCCCTTAAGAAGGGGCACAAAAAACAAACCATAGAGAAGTTCCTTTCTCAGTCACTGGCAGAATGTGCATCTTCAAAACAACAGCCAACAATATCTGAGGATGGATCAGAATGACACTTACGAAGATAAGACTGACGTAATAGACAACGAGATACGCAAAAGATACTATAAGTGGCACCTTCATGCCATTGCTTGGTTTGACTTCGATGACGTATCTCAGATTATTCGCACTCATATTTTTAAAAAATGGGACCACTGGGATCAATCACGCCCATTGGAGCCATGGCTAAACAAGGTTATCACCAACCAGTTAAAAAATATTTTACGCAATCATTATTCCAATTTTGCGCGCCCATGCCTTAACTGTGAACATAACCAATCAAAAGAACCTGTAGCTGGGCAGTTAGCAGCCCTGTGCGCCCTAACTCCAAGCGGCCTCCAATGTAATGAATGTGATCTGTTTGCCAAATGGGAAAAAACCAAGAAGAACGCTTATGACATTAAAATGCCCCTCTCTTTAGAGTTTCATTCTTATACTAAAAATACTCTACCAGAAGATCATTTTGATATTGGAAGAGCAACCGTCGCGTTACATAATAAGATGAGATCAGGTTTGAATCATCGCCATTATTTCGTATACAAGATGCTTTTTATAGATGGCATTAGCGAGGAAGAGGTTGCCCGTATCCTTGGGTACAAAAGCAATGAGAAAGGAAGAAAGGCGGGCTACAAACAAATTAAAAATTTAAAAAACCAATACAAGAACATAGCTAAAAAAATAATTCAAAAGGAAGATATTTTTTATGAATAAATATATTTTATCCAAAAAGGAAAAAGAGGGGGCGATCGAGCTGTTCAAGGAACTGGATGGTGATTTGAACGAAGCTGCCAAAAGGTTATTTGAAGACCCAAACGAAAGAGTCAGTACTATTAGAGGGCGTGCCTTAAGAAAATTGGTTTTGAGTACCGTACCAAAGTTAAGAAAAAAAGCAGCAAATATTTTCTACAAGAGAACGAAAAGGATTTTGTGCACAGACACTATTGTGCTGAAATGACAAAAAGAGAAATTGCGCAATTGTTGTGGACCGACGAAACCAACCATAGAGGTTTTTATGAGAGCGCAAAATTTATCGCGCTGTCTGATTTTGTTAATAAAGAATTTCCCAATATGACCAATCTGCGAGATGAGATAACGGGAGATCGTTATGCTCCTCCTAAGATTATGACCACCGTTATTAAAAAGGTTAATAAGGTTGTTTTTAAGGAGTTTGACATAGATAAGATAAGTGTTGCGGACAAAAAATGTCTTGAAAGATTATTAACCTATCTTTCCGCCCCTAGGTTTATACAGGTAATCAACGCTTATCCTACAAAACAAAATCGTGAACTTTTAGAATCAGAGTATATAAGATCTACATGGGATAAGCCTGATTTAACTGCAGACGAACTGAACTTATATATCAACGTATGCATGGATTATATTAACCTCAAAGAAATCGAACAACAAAAACAAAAACTTAATTTAATGTTCGACGATACGGAGGCTCAAAACGATTTGACCATGCGCTTAACCGAAATGCTTAAAACTAAATCAGAAGAATACAATCAATGCACAAACAGAATAGATAAAATGATTGCAAAGCTAAACGGAGAAAGAGCGAAAAGGATATCTAATCAACAACAAAGAAACGCTTCTGTTTTATCATTGGTACAGTTATTTCAAGAAGAGGACGAAAGAAAACTGATGATCAAAATGGCGGATATGCAAAAAACGTTAGTTAAAAAGGAGGCGGATCAGCTAGAATCAATGGTTGATTGGAAGTCTCGAGTTTTAGGAATCACTAAACGAGAGGTAATATAATGGAAAGAGTCTGCAAAAAAATGTTTCGCTGTGCGGAGTGCAAGAAGGAGTTTGAGGGGAGGGGGTCGTTGCATAAACACCTAAAGCAGCACGGCCTATCTTTAGCAGAATATTATACCCTTCATTATCCCACAAAGCAACAGCTTAGAAAATGGTGCAAGAGCGCCCCCTCTTCAGAGGTGGGGAAATATATTTTGTCGTTAATGGAAAAAAGACAACTCAAAAAAGAAAGGCCTTATGCTCCCTTTCATTTAGAAACTAAAAGTTGTTTTTTGCCAGACATAGATATCTACAAGAAAATATTTGGTAGCTACAATCAGGCCGCAGAAAGAGTGGGGCTACGCCCCCTTTATTTCAGAAAATTACCCAAAGGATTTTTTTCACAAGCGTTACCAAAGGACCTTACTATTGCCATAGATACTCGAGAGCAAAAACCTTTATCTTTCGATTGTCACCAAGAAAATTTAAAACTAGAGGTGGGGGATTATGTTGCGATTGGGGAACGATATTCTTACACTTATGTAGATCGTAAGGCAGGTTCGGATTTACACTCGACATTGAGCAATGCAAATTATGAACGCTTCAAAAGAGAGTTGGGGCGTGTGCGGGAACTTGATTCTTATTTATTTGTGGTCATTGAATCTACACCGCAAGAAATGATCAAAGCAAAGAGGGCCTTCAAAAGAGGAAGTAACATCGAGTTTGTTTTAAAGAGGTTGCGAGATTTAAGTTATGAGTTTGAGGGTCATTGTCAGTTTTTGTTTACAGGCAGTCGCGCCATTTCGGCTGAAATTATTCCGAGACTCCTTTGCGCGGGGAAGGATGTTTGGGATACGGATATGCAATATTTTTTAGATCATGAGTTGGATAGAAGGAACACAGCGTAGACCTCCTCCGCGATTTCGCTCTAATGGCGACTTGGCACAAATGGAGGGTTTTCTTGAAGAGCATGAAGCAAAACTTGCATTGTATGAGTTTCTTAGAAATAATATTACGTTTGCGACCGAACTCTTAATGGGGATTAAATTGTTTCCGTTTCAGCACATGGCCGTCAAGGGGATGTTTGAGACGGATTATTTTCTTGGAGTTTGGTCTAGGGGAATGTCAAAGTCTTTTACGACGGGTATTTTTGCTGCACTAGATGCGATTTTAAATCAAGGTGTTGAGATTGGCATTTTATCAAAATCTTTCCGACAAGCCAAAATGATTTTCAAAAAAATTGAAGACATCTCTATGCACCCAGATGCCCATTTTTTCAAACAATGTATAACCAAGGTTTCTAAAACTAATGATGAGTGGTTAATGGAAATTGGTACGAGCCGTATTCGAGCTTTGCCTTTAGGGGACGGTGAAAAACTTCGCGGGTTTCGTTTTCATAGAATTATTATTGATGAGTTTGCGCTGATGCCTGAAAGAATTTATAACGAAGTTATTGTTCCATTTTTGTCTGTAGTTACCAACCCAACGCAACGTGACGATTTGGATAAACTTGAAACCCAGCTGATAGAGGAAGGTCGCATGGGAGAACACGAAAGGCACATATGGCCCGGCAACAAATTAATTGCACTTTCTTCGGCTTCTTATAAATTTGAGTATCTTTATAAAGTGTATCAGCAATTTGAGTTTAATATTACACGTGAAGAACAAAAGGATAGTGCGTCTAGGTGCATTATGCACTTTTCATATGATTGCGCCCCTCAGCAGTTATACGATCAAAATTTGCTCAACCAAGCTAAATCAACGATGAGCCAATCCCAGTTTGAGAGAGAATTTGGAGCTACCTTTACAGATGATAGCGCGGGGTATTTTAAGACAAGTAAAATGGCCCTGTGTACCGTACCAGATGGAGAGCTCCCCTCTATCGAAGTAAAGGGGAGTGTTGACTCTCAATATATTTTGGCATTTGATCCGTCGTGGTCCCAGACAGAAAGTTCTGATGATTTTGCAATACAAATATTAAAACTGAACGAAGAGCAACAAAGGGCTGTCTTGGTCCACAGTTATGCTTTGGCTGGCACATCTTTGAAACACCATATGAGATATTTTTTATTTTGTTTGGAGAATTTTAATATTGTGGCTATATGTGGCGACTACAATGGGGGGGTGCAGTTTTTACAGGCGTGCAATGAAAGCGAAACTTTCAAACAAAAAGAAATTAAACTAAGGCAAATCGAGGTACCCTTTGATAAGCCTGAGGAGTATCAGCAAAACCTGCGCCAGTATAAACAGCAATACAACAAGGGGGACAACAAGTATGTGATTTTGCGTAAACCCACAAGCCATTGGATTCGGCAGGGCAACGAGTTGTTACAAGCCAACTTCGACCACAGACGGATGATTTTCGCCAGCCAAGCAATTGATGACAGTTATACCACTCAAAAAAACAAAATGATCCCCATAGACGAATTGAAATTTTTAAACTTAAAAGACGCGGACAAGCAAAACAAGGGAGCCAAAATGATAGATTTTATAGAGCACCAAGCAGATATGATTAATTTAACGAAAAACGAATGTGCTCTCATACAGATTACAACCACCGCCCAAGGTACCCAAACGTTTGATCTACCGTCTAACTTGCGGCGCCAAACTGGACCCGATAAAGCTAGAAAGGACTCTTACTCTGCTTTGGTGTTAGCTAATTGGATGACAAAAATCTATTTTGACTCGAAAAAACAACCCAAATCAGATATAATAGAAACATTCGAACCAATGTTTATAACCTAACTTTTGACTTTTGAAAGTCACTTTTAATTAAATCAGTGTAAAATGTACCATGGCTAGAAGAAAATATACCAAACGATCCGATTATTGGAAAAAGTTTGAGAAAAACTTTCAATACCCTAATAGTCCCTACGAAAGCCTTGCTGCCACAGATGGGGACTTTGAACCCAAGCTGGTAGGTGATTCTTTTTATGACTACACCGCAGAGGCCAGAGATTATACGCGAAACTCGACCTACGATTCCACCGACAGGCGAAGAAACGCTATAGCTGTTAATCCTAAATTGTACGGATATAACAACATTAGAGCGGGGATGCTTCCGTACCAGTATGCGTTAGATGGAGTTAACGTAAGAGAGGCTATCGAGCTATGCCAAAAGGCTTATTGTAATGTAGCTATCTTTCGCAATTCTATTGATATGATGGCTGACTTTGCAAATTCACCTCTTTACCTTGAAGGGGGGAGCGAAAAATCTAGGCGCTTTATTAATTCATGGTTTAAAAAGATAGGAATATGGGGGCTAAAAGACCAATTTTTTAGGGAGTACTATAGAAGCGGAAATATTTTTCTTTTTACTGTAGAGGGGAAGTTTAAAGCTGATGAGTTTGCAAAAATTAGAAATTTAGGCTTGGTAGCCCAAACAAATAAAATTCCTATTAGGTATATTTTGCTTAATCCTTTTGATGTAGTCGCCCAGCGAACAACTTCCTTTGACGTTCGTTTTTTCTCTAAGCTGCTTAGCGAGTATGAGATTGAGAGACTAAAAGATCCAAAGAATGAAGCTGATAGAGAGCTGTATAACGCTTTGCCAGACAATGTTAAGAAGCGAATCCGGGAAAACGCATGGAACCTCTCCGGATTGACCGTTAGGTTGGATCCAGCGAAGTTAAGATATGCTTTTTACAAGAAGCAGGACTATGAGCCG